CACTTGCCACAGCTGTGGGTTGCCTTGAAGCAACTGAGCCATGGCTTCCAAGGCTTCTTGACGCTTGGTCGCATACCCTGGGCCAGTCGTGGCCACCACGTCGTACTTGCCGACGCCTGGGTTGTAGATTTTCTCAATCACGATGCCTTGTTGATCCACAATTTGCTTGACTGGTTCAGGCTGATCGGGGTTGATCTTGACCATTTTCGTTTCGCCGTCTTCACCAATGATGCGGGCAATGCGTTGTGTGTCGTAAATCTTAGGAATTAGGTCAACCAGCTGGCGCGCCACGTGGCGAACCGCACGTGTGAGGTTATCGCCGTAGTGGTACGTGCCCACATCGCCTTCGCGCTGGCGTGCAAGGATCGCTTTACCTGAGCGCTCGTTACCGCCTAGGCCCAAAGACGCGTCATATTGGCCCGTTGTGGCCTTAATGTCTTCAGATGCGCCTGCTTTGGCTTGCAACAGGCCCGTAGAAGCCATTGGAGGCTGTGCCCGCTGGGGTAGTGGCAACACCGCGCCTTGGCCGTCTGTAACGTCAGGATTGACCTCTAAATAGGGCCAATTGTTGGTGTTTGCCGTCTTCCACTTGTCTTCGTAGCCCTCAAACTGGCCGCCGTAGCCAATAAACGGTGCTTTAGGCGCCAAAGCCAGCATTTCAGCCTCTTGTGACACCCAATAGTTGTACATGCGCTGGGCATCTTTGGCGTTACGCACCAAGCCTGACACATACAAGCGTCCATCGACCTCAAATTCATTACCAACCACGCGGATTACGGGGATCCACTTGCCTGCCCATTCTTTTTCTTCAAGAATTTCGTAGCCGTTGATCTTGCAGTAGCGCACTTTGGGGTTGACTGACTCACGGGTGCGCTTGGGCTTGCCGTAGATCAACTTCATCTGCTTGTCTTCAGGCGTGCCTTCAAAGGCAGTTTGACCGCCTGGGTACAAATTCAACTTGGCTTTCTCGTAGTCGATGTAATAGTAGCCAGCGATGCGAACTGTGTCTTCATTAAGCCAGTTGCTGATTGACTGATCGCCCACACCAAGCGACTGCAAGGTAGAGATGGGCGCTGCGTCGGGGTATTGACGCTCATATTCTGCTTTTGTCAGGTCTTCGGTAATAAAACACCACTTGGCGTCCGCGCCAGTGGGGTCTTGAATCAGCGGATCCATGTAGACACTGAACGAGTTGCGCACACGGCCAATCTTGATGTCTTGATCAAAAGTGTTGGGGTCGCAATACTCGGTCATCAGGGTGATGTAACCTTCGCCGTAGGCGACTTGGTTCTCACACGCTGTGTCGTAGGCCACGTCCGCATCACTGATGTACTCAATGTGACGAATCATGCCGTTGAAAATCTCGGCCACTTGCACATCAGCGTTGTCATCCACGGGGATGACCTTGGCGCCTGGCCTGTTCTGCCTCATGTCGTTTGTCACTTGACGCACATGCTGGGGCAGTTTGTTAATTGTGAGCGTCGGGCGTGCGTTGATCGTCTGACCCTGCACCGCACCACGGGTGGCCAGCACGTCGGCGGGCCATTGCCAGTGATTGTCGGGTGAGCCTGCGTAGAAACGCAGATCGTCGATCTCGTCTTCACGCGATTCTGCTAGCGCAGAGACAGCCATGTCCAGCCGCGCGCGGGCGACTGTCAATATATCGGAAGCGCTATTCTTAGGCTTGCCGCCAGCCGCGACGTTAGCCGCCGCAACAATACCAGTAGGATCAGTCATTCCAAAACCCCTAAAATGTGAGGCTCACGCATGACGACGTAGGTCTTGTCATGCACAAATTCTTGCCCTACACCGAAGTATACGTGATCGCCGACCTTAACGTCTAGGCATCTGGGGCCGACTGCGACAACTTTTCCCGTCTCACTGTCTGAATGTTGTGGAAGCACAAACAATGGGTGTTTTTCCATGTCGCGCTCAATGATGACGCAGTCTTGTAATGCTTTCATTTTTTCTTTGCTGGTGTTGGGGCTGCGCGCTTGACAGAATATGCAATTGCCACGGCTTGCTTGACGGGCTTGCCTGCTTTGACTTCAGCGGCGACGTTTTTGCGAAACGCCTCAGGTGATTTTGATTTGACGAGTGGCATTTAACTTCCCATCCAAGAGGTTGCAACCACGCTTCGATCACTGTACGTGCGGCGCTGCGTGGGTTCACGCGCCTCACGGTGTGCCACAGGGTAGGCAAAAGTCACGCAGATCGCGTCTGCCGCGTCTGGTGATGCCAGCCCTCTGGCTTTCATGTCCTTTTTCGACTCCAAAAAGATCGTCCCCTTCGAGTCGGGCTTCATCATAGGCGAAATTAGATCAGTTTTTAAGAACCTGTCAAGCGGAATTGAGGCTGTTTTAAGCCAATCTTTCATCGCGCCCCACATTTCAGCCCGTTTGTTGCCGTACATGATGGGATTCTTGGCTTTATTACCAAAATTGATGCCTTTGACCTTGTATCGCTGCTCTTTCAAACGGTCGACAATGCCTGCACCCAGCCCACCCTCGTCGATCACCACTAAGGTAGGCTTAAATTCTTCAATCGCCTCAATAATGTGCCCCACCACGGTCATGGTGTCGTCGCCCCTGTGCCGGTCAATCCGCACAATGTCGCGGCCTTGCCTGACGGCGATGACGGTCGCGTCCGCGCCGAAACGCGCTGGGTCGACACCGATGACGATTGGTGCGCTGGCGTCCTGATATTTCGGGCGCTTCATCGCTTCGTCGACCAAGAACGCCCCGATGAACTGATCGTCACCTTCAGACGGGAACTGACCGTAGACCTCGACGTGCGCCTGCGCTGAGTCTGGGCCGTACTCGTCGATGATGCTCTGATACACCTGTTTGTCTGTGCCCTCGACCGTGCGGGCGTCCACAACTTTTGTTGTCCAAAAACCACGTTTGCTGTTGAACGTCTCGTAGAAGTACCCTGTGTTGCGGCGTGGGTTACTGAAGGCCATCCAAAACCTGTTGGGCGTGTTCTCGGTAAAGAAACCCGCCGTCACCGCCCAGATGCTGTCGTCGATACCTGACGCCTCGTCAAAGATGACCAGCACACCGTCGAAGTTGTGAACACCCGCGTAAGCGTCGGGATTCTCCGCTGACCACAGCCGCCCCTCGACGCCCCAGTAGCGCGTGCCTTTTTTAAGATCACGCTCGACCAGTTCCGTGAGCCACTTGGCTGGCATCAGCCTGGTGGCCGACACTTCAAACCAGTGACTGTTGAGCGACATCGCCAGCCACTTGGTAATCTCGGCCCAAGTGACAGAGCGCAGTTGAGACTCACTGTTAGCTGAGATGATGGTCGTGGAGCCTATTCTGGTCGAGAGCATCCAGATCGTGATCCATGAGACTAGGGCCGACTTACCAATACCACGGCCAGATGACACAGCGTGCCGTAGGGTGTCGTAGTTAATCTTGCCCTGGTTCTGTTTGATGTGGTTGGCTATTTCGGTGAGAACCTCACGCTGCCATTTGCGTGGGCCTTTGAAATGCTCCAGTGGTGTGCCTTGCTGCCCCCAGGGAAACGCGAACATTACAAACGCCAGTGGGTTGTCCTTGATCGCTGGCGCCCATAGGCGCGCCATCAGTTCCTGTTCATCTTCAGCGCTGTATATGGTCGATTGCATTTTGTACTTCTATAACTTGGGCGTCTTCTACATCTAAGGTTAAGGTGCGTTTTTGCGCCTCGGCCAGTGCGCCAGTGATTGATATGCGTTGGTCGACCTCGACAGATATGGCTTGCTTGGCCACCCAGCCGTGTTGATGTTTCAGGATTTCTAACGCCGATTTAGCGTCGCCTTGTAGCGCGGCTGATCGGAGGACGTTGGCCATCTCGATCTCAGCGTCTGCTTTGCCTTTTTGCGCAGCCATTTCGACGACGGGGTCAAGTTGCGTGAGTTGTCGGTATTCGGTAGGCAACATGCCTGCGGCCAATGCAAGGGCGTCGCCTTTGAGGCCAAGTTTGGCAGCGTCATACACCGCCTTCAAACGCGACTCTGTCGCTTGCACCTTGCGCGGCGTAAATGGGATTGAATAGAACATAGGCTCTCCTGCGCGTTTGCGAGTGGTTGTGAGTTTACAACAAAAAATAAATTTGCAAAGAAGGCCGTTTTTCAAAAAATAAAAAAATTGTTTGCAACCCATCCGTTT